ATGAATCTAGGTAATGAATACCGAACTCATTTTATATTTGATTTGTGTGAACCAAATATTTGGGATGAAAATGATAGGTCAGGTGAATTATCATATAGATTTGATTACGAAGGTCTAAGACGTTCTATTTAAATACAGAACTTTCATTAACAGGTGAATTGAGTAATTTACTAATAGTATCGCCCCATTTAATATGTGCTCTAGTAGGATAAACTTTTTTTACTAGTTCAAGTCTTTTAGGTACAAGATAAAAGTTACTGGTTCTAGCAATTTCCCAACCATGACTTTTTAACCTAGGCTCTATATTAGGTTCTATTTGGCAATACATATTGTATTTCATGGTGACATTATTAATTTTTTCATGGTAATTATCTAAGTGTAGTTTAATCATTCTGCAACTAGATTCTAAACTATGACTTATCATATTCCCGATACCATACATACCTTTATCCTGCATGAATCTTTCATAACTGGAAAACTCTAGTTTAAAAGGACTTAATACTTTCTCTGATTTGTATGCATGTGGCCACGGCCAATCACCACCTATAATAGGGTACTGATTACATTTTTCTAATAACCATAAATGAGTAGCTATGTGCGGTTCTGTGATTCTATACGGAATCAAATACTCCATATACTCACCGCTATTGTAAAAGTCATTAGCATTTAATACAAATAATTTTTGTTCAATATTATGTTCCCGACAGAACTTTTCGGCATAATATAAATCATGTGTATTAGCAATCATACCGTCTATTTTTATAACCAGTGTCATTGCAATAACCGGTATATCTCTCCTAATGCAAGATAATAGAACTAGTTCACTATCTAACCCACCACTGTATAATACTTCTACTTTGGGAGTTTGTCTGTCGCTTAAATGATCCGCAAAAATGTCAGCAATATCCCTATCGGGTTCAAAATCATTATCGGTTAATTCGGTTATAAAGTTGTTTACATTCCCATCTATTTTTAATTTACATTTCCTGTAGTTATGTAAACCGGCAGACCATTCAATAATTTCAGACATACAGTTATTTATATCAGTATATTTTACACTTAACATAAATAGAGTTATATCATGCTTCAATTCATCAAAGACCTATCACACACACTATTACACTTTATAAAGGATGACCCGGTTCGTCCTGAAATCCCTGCTGACTTTAGAGTTAGTGACGGTAGAATGATCGCCGCATTAACCGATCAGGAACATAATCCCGAAGCAATGGTTTGTGTTAGTTTTCATGATTTTGTACCCGAAGATGTAGCAGGGTTATCAAATACTACTCAGGTACCTACTACCGCAGTATTCTATACTATATGGAGTTATAAGAGTGGTAAAGGTCAGGAACTATTATTCAGAGCAGTTAAAGCTATACAAGAGCAATATCCTAGTATTACTCGCTTTGTAACATTAAGTCCCAAGACTAATTTAGCAAGACGTTTTCATTTAAAGAATGGTGCAATAGTTTTACGTGAAAATGTAGAAACTGTTAACTATGAATATTTGACTGGTAATACAGTTGAGATTAAAGATGAAAGTAATATTCATATACCAAGCTGAAGGTAAATCATTGCAACGTGAGGCAGTCGCTATAAAGTTGTGTGAAGCTGTATCAAAGGTAATAACATTACCCGAGAATATTGAGATTGAGTTTGCATTATTGAATCCGTCAGTATACGGAGAAACAATATTAAACAGTAGATTCAAAAACAGAGTTAGATTAAATAATACTCTAACTGCCAAAGAGATTATCCCTGCATTGGTGCACGAACTAATTCACTTAAATCAAACTCATACTGGTTTATTAAGTATGACACGTGATGGCAGATATATATGGAAGAATAAAATATATAAAACTCCTCATGTTGGTCAATTAACATTTATTGAACATTCGCAACTGCCTTGGGAAATAGATGTTGCACAAAAACAACAGAAAATACTTAACGAAGCCATACAATTAGCCTTGACATTAAATGGATAAGGTATTATACTGTAAGTACAGTAGATAGCAACCCCCGAGAAAGGACTGAAAAATGAGAAAAGGCGAAATGTTAGCACAAATGTTGCACATTGCAACCACTGCTCATCATGGTCAATTTGACAAGGGCGGCAACCCCTACATTCTTCACCCCCTAAAGGTGATGCATTACCTAAAAAGTGATGACGAAGAACTGATGTGTATGGCCCTTGGTCATGATGTAATTGAAGACACAAGCGTTACATACAAGGACTTGCGTGAAGCAGGTATCAGTGAAAGAGTTATTACTGGTATTCGTTCTTTGACCAAGCAACCCGGTCAGACACTTGATGAATACAAGGAAGGCGTTTTTGCTAACCCTGATGCAATGAAAGTCAAAATGGCTGATTTGCGACACAATACAGATATTCGCCGATTGAAGGGTGTAACTGAAAAGGACATTACTAGAATGGCAAAGTATCATACTTTTTATATGGAGCTGAAGGCAAAACTTTCAGCATAAAGTACTAAAACCCAAACTTGACTAATAATCAGTTTGGGTTTATAATTGAGGCATGAAAACAGTTACAGAACACCTCAAAGATAGACACCTCAACTTAGAGTTGCATCGTCCTATGGTTGACGAAGTTGAGCGTGTTGCTACATTCTTCCTGTACAATTTGAGCGGTCAAGTTGTTGGCTACCAGCAATATAGGCCCGAAGGTGAAAAGAAGCCGCAGAACAACCCCAAGCAAGGTAAGTACTTTACTTACAGAAAGCAACCTACACTAGCATTGTGGGGTGTTGAAAGTTTGCACTTGACTCCTAATGTTGTTTTCGTTTGTGAAGGTGTCTTTGATGCCGCACGATTGACGGCTAAAGGTGTTAGCGCACTTGCAGTACTCAGTAACAATACAGGCAAGGACTTGAGTAACTGGTTGACAATGTTGAACCGCAAAGTTGTTGCAGTCTGTGACAACGATGATGCAGGTCGTAAACTTGCCAAGTTTGGTGATGTTGCAGTATTCTGTGAAGACCACGATCTGGGTGATAGCTCCGATGAATTTGTAAACAATTTAGTAGCGAGGTTCGTATGAACTTGACAAATCTTAGTAAGTACAAACTATATAATAGTTTTAAGTCCTATAATGTAGATAAAGACTATGCCGATCCTATTTATAACTATCTTGTCCATGGGTACAACCCAGGTTCATTTTTTACTTCATTACTAGCAAATGATTTTATGGGAGCAGTCTCTAGGTCACATCCAGGTAACACAATCCCTGCTCTTAAATATTTAGTGACTTGGATTGTGAATGAACTGCCAATTGGCGTTACTCACGGGTCTTACGAAATAGTAGATGCATGGACAAAACTGTCAACAGAAGAACGCCGTGTTGTATTAGAACAACGGCGCTTAATCTACACCGAGAAGGATGAAGTTATAAAGATTTTGAAAGGTGTAAAGGCTGTTGAACCTGTCTTTTGGTGAGTACTTTAGTACTATATTTTTCTGAAACAAAAGTACTCATTTTACTACCTCAGGGACGCTAGGACCGATACTTTGTTTCAGCGTGGATACAGAGTCAGTCCTAGCGAATTCTCCGAAATTTGACAATAAATGGGTAACCTGTTATACTATGGGTAAGTTAAATAAAAGGTGAAGAAAATGTTAGTTCGTGAATTGATAGAATTGTTGTCGCAGTTGGACGGAGAATCCGAAATATGGGTTTCCCAGAACGGTGGCGAATACGAAGGAGACTTCTCCGGGGAAGTTGAAGTGGTAGACGGTGTTGTGTGGTTTATGGATTGAGGTTACCCAAAGGTTGACAATAAATGGATTTGGGCATATAATACATACATGAACTCAAAAATCGTCCGCAAGCGTAGAACTGATCGTAATCAAGTGATTTATTTTATCCAAGATACTGTAACACTTGAGTACTACATTGGTTTGACCGCACTGTCTTTCAAAGGTAATGTTTTTCGCACACTACGCCGTCGTATGCAAAAGCACATGCAACGGGCTATGACTGAGAACAAAAATTGGGGTCTGTCTCGTGCGTTGCGTGAGCGTGGCGCAGAAAATTTTGTATTCGGTGTTGTTGAAGTTGTGCGTGGCAAGCGTCCTGCACATGAGCGTGAGACACTATTGATTAACACATTGCAACCAGCATTGAACACATTCGGTGTAAAAGGTTGACAATAAATGAGTTTGGGCTTATAATAGAGTCTTAGACAGTCAAACAACGGAGCAAACATGTCAGGTGCATTCTTTTACATTGAATACAAAGATGGTTCAGTCACTGAGATTGAATTCAAGACAGCCCAAATGGCTCGCAAAGCATACAAATTGTATGAAAAAGAACCCGAGGACAATGCTAAGGGTTGGGGTTGGGATACTAAGTATGAGAACCCTACGTTGTCTCAACAAATCCGTGCTAAAAAAGCAAACAAGGAACCAGCATGAACGAACGAATTAAAGAACTTGCCAAAGAGGCTGCAAGAGAAATGAATGAAACTGGGACTTATTCAGAACCCAAATTTCAGGAAAAGTTCGCCGAGTTGATTGTGCGAGAATGTGCTAACATGCTGGATGAAGACTCGTACATGATTTCAGAACTGGGCGGTTATGCCCACGATATCAGAAAACATTTCGGAGTAGAAGAATGACTGAAATTATAGCACTGATTTGTCTGGTAGGACCAACCATTGTCGTACACTATTTGGGTAAATTTTAAAATTTAAGGAATATAAAATGATGCAAGCTATTACAAATTTGGTTATCGTAATGTTGCCCGTCATCGTGATGGGTCTAGCAATCATCATCAAGGATGGTTTCTAAAATGAAGTACGAACACATTGGTTGGTGCCGAGAAGGCAAGCATGACAAAGTGTGGGGTATCATTTGTCTGGCCAATCATCCGGCATCACATGACACTTTGCACCCTTTCCCAAACTATAGACCTGAACGGAATGACTACTTAACATTTTGGGGCCGTCGTGGTACCAAGTTGCAGACTAAATTATGGAATGGACAAAACTGGGATGCTAAGGAGATGTTTCTAAAGAAACAAAAAAACGGATATGATTCAGTTGACATAGATGAACTGAATGAAGTTTATCCCGAGTTCCAACAAGACTTAGAGAAGACAGCACTTTGGGCTACCCTTAAGTTATGAACTCTGCACAGCGGCGAAAACTTAAACGAGAGTATCCTTATACTATTGAGTTATTCCCGGGTACAGGATGGAAATATTCTGACCATGATGACAACGTAGAAGAAGCACGTAAATGGTGTAATAAAAATATAAAACGGTATAGCGTAGATACATTTTGGGACCATGCTAAATTCAAGTTTATTACAGAAAAGGATGCGGTAATTTTCGCATTGAAATGGTTATGAAAACTAAAGAAGAAATTATTAACAGCATGTGTCTATCATATAGACACGATTATGGTTTGCGAAAAGAACCCGGAGAACCAAATTGGACAGCCGGTATGACTGAGCAGGATGCCAAAATGCTTTACAAAACCATGGAACAGATATATAATAACGATATCGCACCTATCATCAACTACTACGAAGGATTAAAAAATGCACTTAAGCGAAGTTAACAACGCACTAGACCATAAAATTTGTGGCGGAAGTGAGTATGGCTGGAACTGCTGGCCTAATGCACGATTTTTAGATTACGAATCTGAATATGCACACGCCTCTGTGGTGTTTAATAGTGAGACACAGGAAATCTATACAGCCGAGGTCAACGATAAGGCTGACAAATACAAACCTTATCGTTGGTTGAATCCCGATTACAAAAAAGTAATGTACGCCGAAGCAAGACAGCGTAGAATTGAAGCTAATCTAGCTTGGGATGAAGTAATGTGGTGTGACTTAGAAACACCAGAAGATTGGATTGAAAAGGCAAGTGCTATCATGCGTAATGAAGATTTTGATGACCGAGTTCAAATTCCGTTGACACTGGATAAAGATGAATTGTATAAACTCATGGAAATGGCACACGAACATGATGTCACGCTAAATAAGATGGTAGAAATTATTTTGGAAGAAATGATTGCTCGTCATCGTAATGATGACCTAACACGTTAATAGTATATAGGAGATTAACATGAGAAAACTTATTTTAGCATTGGCACTTGTAGTATCAGTGCCCGCATTTGCAATTGATTGTCGCAGGGGTGTTGACCATAAACATCCTGCATGTTATGGATACAGTTATGTAGATCATCGCCACATGAATCATTACCATCGTCCTACTGTTGTATACCGAAATAATGATTGGGTGGGCCCAGCTATTGCGGGTGCAATAGGAACCGCAATCATCATTGACGTAATGAACCGTAGACAAGAAACACAAATTGTAGTACAACCTACAGTGGGTCAATCTAATCAAATATGCACGCCGTGGACCGAGACATTGCAATCTGATGGAACGATAACACGGACCCGTACTTGTAATCAATGACAACACTGTTATCAAACACACTTGAATGGATTAAAGAGGATTGGCGTAGTAATCCTCTTAGATGTTTCTTAGAGATATTAGCTTGGTTTTTAAGTATCGGTTGTGCATTTACAATGATGCTTACAGTACCAACTCCCCCGTTCTTAATTCTCTATCCACTGTTCATTTTGCAATGTGCTATCTTTGCATGGGCAGCTTGGACACGTAAGAGTTTAGGAATGTTAGCCAACTATTTGTTGTTGGTAACTATTGATAGCGTAGCACTTTTTAGAATGGCAGTAATGTAATGACAAGTTATATATTAGATGTTAAAGAAGCACCCGACGGTGATTTGTATATTGAATTACCAGAAGAAGTATTAAAAGAATCAGGCTTTGAGATTGGTGACACTTTGTTATGGAAAGACATGGGTAATAATTCATTTCAGCTTTCTAAAAAAGAAACTGAATGGGTTATGGTTGAATGTGTTTCAACTTTCCGCGAACGCTATATGGTAGAAGTACCTAAAGGTCACGCAGAGTACGCATTAGACACGGTAACAATGAACGAAGCTAAAGAGTTCAGTCAAGAGTATTTGGGTGAAACTATTGTTAGTCACCGTGTAGTCACTAAAGAAGAAGCATTTAAAATGTGTGACAATGATAATGACTACACCAAATCTTGGGATGATGAAACAAAGGTTAAGAATTTCTTTACAACACTAGCCGATCAAGGGGATGCGTATGGCCACCTCACTTAAGATGGTTAATAGAAAAACTGGTATCACTAAGACAGGGTATGTAGGTTTCAGTTATTCATATTTCTTTTTAGGAATATTCAACTTGGGTTGGATCGTTCCCTTAGTCAGAGGAGAGTTCTTAGTGTCACTGGTGTGTTTAGTGATTCATTTACTTACACTACCACTGTGGATTCTTACTGCATTATTATTTGGTTTGTTCTTCAACAAGTACTACACACTCAATTTGATTGAATCAGGGTACGAATTTGATGACGAAGAAGAATTAGTTAAACGAGCAAAAACTGTATTGGGGGTAGTATGACAACAGAAAATATTATGACAGAAGCAACGACAAAAGATTGGACTGACGCTGAATGGAACAAGTTCCGTGAATGGTTGCATGGTATGCTTAAAGTCAGTGAGGGAACAATTACCTTCACTAAGAAAGATGGAACTGAACGAGTTATGAAATGTACGTTAGTTCCAGAACAACTGCCGCCTGTTGTAGTTAAAGAAGGTGCAGAGTCTAAGCCACGCAAGGAATCTGAAACATCAATCCGTGTATACGATACTGAGATTAAAGACTGGAGAAGTTTTACTATTAGGTCAGTAAAACACCTTTGTTTTGAAATTTGACAATAAATACAACTCATGCTATACTATGGGTTATGAAAAGAGAAATACTATCCTTCACTGTTAAAGAGCCCAAACACAGGGCCCACAGAGTGTTGTTTCAAAACGACACTCCATTCAAACCTAAGGTTGTGCAATCTAAGGCACAATACCGTCGTAAAGACAAGCACCCACAACGTAGTGAAATTTGACAATAAATCCAATTTCTGTTACAATACATGTATTGAAACGATAAGGAATTGGAAGTATGAAATTCACTTTGATTACAGGTAACGGGAAAGTATTCACTTTCTACATTAAGGCTGTAGCTGAAACGTTTCAACAGGCATACGGTGGAACTCTGTTCACCGATTCTATTCTTACAAAGGAAAATCAAAATGCAACTCTCTCTTAAACAAACCGCACTACTTAACGTGGCCAAACTGGTCGGTGTAGCTGTACTTGCTGGTAGCGTAACCAGCGTCCTATTGATGGCTGTGCCCTTGCCCTACATTGGCATCGGAGTCTGTGTGATAGTGTTACTCTACCTGATCCATATGCTCTATGAGCTAGAACTGAGCAAGGCCGAGCACCGAGAAGCCTTGAAGGAACTTGCAAAATTCAAGAATTGACAATAAATGGGTTTGGTGCTATAATAGAATCTTAGACAGTAAAGAAAAGGAAACGAAATGGCAAACTACTCAATGTACACAGGTTTTGGTAACGATGCAGTTGACGCAATCGTGCGTAGTGCAAAAGTACTCAAAATGGAATGGCCCGCTGTTCTTGCTGAACTCCAATCTTTGGCTGAGCGTTTCCCCGAAGACTTTGGCGAGGCTACTGACACCGCAGTCCGTGAATGTGTTTATGACGCCCTCGGCTTTGACACCCCTTTTTATATTTGACAATAAATGGTCTTTGTGCTATAATAGAATCTTAGACAGTAAAGAAAAGGAATCAAAATGTTTTCAGTTAACAAATCTTTTAATACTTCAGGCAATGGCTACTGGAGTCGTGCAGTTAAATCTGTTAAGGTTACTGGTTTTGATCTGACTTATGTGAACGATGAAGGTGACTTTGGCGAACTGTGTGTGTACTTTGACACTGCCTCCTGGGATGTCAACAAAGATGGTCTCATTTACACTGACAAACAATTCTTAGCAGAACTGAAAATATTTTTGGCAGAACAAGGGCTTGGCACTGATGTTTCATATTCCGAGCAGGGTATGCAAGGTGAAGAATATGTGTCACTGGATTGTGGCACCGAAGTTATCAAATCTTTTCAACAATTTCAGGATTTAACTGTAAAATGATTATCAATCACGCACCCCAACACGAAGCAATCATGTCCAACGTAGGACAGATTGGCGAGTTCCGCATTCGCAATAGTGCGAAGGCATTCAACATTCTTTCCTCAGGTCTGTATGCTAACAAGGTTCGTGCTATTGTGCGTGAACTCTCTTGCAATGCGGTTGACAGTCACGTAGCGGCCGGCAAACAAGGTACACCCTTTGATGTTCACTTGCCCAACAGTCTTGAGCCTTGGTTCAGTATCCGAGACTATGGTACCGGTCTGTCTGCCGATCAGGTCACGAACATCTACACCACTTACTTTGAAAGTACCAAAACTGAAAGTAACGAGTTTATCGGTGCATTGGGTCTCGGTAGCAAGTCTCCCTTCTCCTATACAGACAACTTTACCGTTACAGCGATTAAAAATGGTGTCAAAGGTGTGTACACTGCATTCATTAATGATGCAGGTGTTCCTTCTATTGCAAAAATGATGGAAGAACAAACTACTGACCCAGCAGGTGTTGAGGTTCGCTTTGCTGTGGAAGATCGTTACGACTTTGACAAGTTCCGTAGCGAAGCCCGTTACGTATACCAATATTTTAAACTACGCCCTGTAATCTCAGGAAACCGAGACTTCACGTTTAAGGACCCTGAATACAAAGAAGAAAACATTATCCCCGGTGTTCACTACAGCACTGACAAGAATCGTAGCTATGCAGTCATGGGCAACATTGTGTATCCGATTGAAGTTCCTAACGCCGACAAGGCACTCGGTGGTCTGCATAGTCTGCTGAGTTGCGGCATTGTGATGGAATTCAACATCGGTGAACTTGACTTCCAAGCTTCACGTGAAGGTTTGTCATACATTCCTCAGACTATCAACGCCATCAAGACCAAATTAGAAGCATTGAACGCACAGTTGTCAATTCACATTGCACAAGAAGCAAACAAAATTGACAATTTGTGGGAACGTGCAACATATTTGGCAAAGCGTCATGATGACCAATTGTTTAATCAGGCAGTCGTTAAGTATGTCACTGACACCAAATTTGAATTGTACACTCCCCAACACAATCGTTGGAATGCATTTAAGACCTTCAAGTTTGACGTTAAGGACTTGGCTGCTTTGTATAACATTACGATTCGCGGGTTTAGTAAGAGCCGTAGTTATGCAGTATGCTCTACAATCAAGCCAACTCATGCTTACGACAATGTAAATGGACAGACTGTTTACCATGATGACTGGGAAATCCGTGTAAGTGATGATGTTTATTTTGTTATCAACGATACTAAAGTTGGTGCTACCGAACGTGCTAAACATCACTGGAAGAACAGTAAGTTTAACACTCATCAGTCAAATGTATACGTGATTGAGGCAGCTGATAAAACTAAGCCAGTTCGTACTACTCCCTTCTTTGCTGAATTGTCTAGTCCACCTGAAGCTAATATTTTGAAAGCAAGTTCTTTGCTTGAAAAAGAACGTGCAGGTGGCATGGGTGCTAACGTTACTATTATGCGATTGGAAGAAGGTCGTAGTCGTGGTTGGCGCAATCGTGGTGATATGGTATGGCGTGATGGTGGTAAGGCTAGTGCATTTGATGCTAAACAAACTTACTACTACTTGCCTCTGAGTGGTTACAAGAATCTTGGAATCGTTGAAGATATCAAGAGTTTGGAAGTACACTTGCGTAAAAGTGGTATCTATTCTCAAGACATTTACGGTGTTCGTAAGGGTGACTTGGAATGGGTCAAGACCCAAAAGAACTGGATTAACCTTGACGAACATATTACGGGTAAACTAGCACTGTTGGGTCAAGCAGATGTGATGGGTTTGGTCAAACAAAGTATTGACTGGAAAGAACTTTACCAGTATAATGCTACTAAGCACATTGCAAATAAATCTAGTCCTTACATTGCGTTGTTCAACACTTTCAAGGACGTGAAAGAATCTGATGCTAGTTTGCGTCAGAGTTTGGAATGGTTGTGCCGACAGTACAAAGTTGCTACTTCAACTAACGTTGACCCGGCAAGTTTGATTGATAAGTACAACAAAGAGGTTGAAGCAATTTGTAAGCGTTACCCGCTTATTAAAAGTATCAGCAGACACAGCACTGAAGGTGCTGACTTGGCAGAGTATATTAATTTAATTGACCAGACTAAAGGAGTCTAAAATGAGTTTTCCGTTTATCATGCAGGGCAACAGCATTACAGTTGTTATCGGTTCTAAGCCCCACACTATCAGTAAATCACACATCACTTTTCAGAGGGTGCTTGACGCTATCAAGGCACAAGACTGGGACTTGGTTAAAGACATTATTGAGCCAGTCAAGGTTGTTCTCAACTATGGCAAGGGCAACGTAAGTGTCCAAGGCGAGCAATTGTTCTGGAAAGGTAAGGAGATGCATAATGCATTGAGCAACCGAATGATTGCAATGTTGCAAGATGGCTTTCCGATTGAACCTCTTGTAGCGTTCATGGAAAACTTGATGACTAACCCAAGCAAACGTGCAGTTGATGAACTGTATGGCTTCTTGGAAAAGAACAGCTTGCCAATTACTCCAGAAGGTAACTTCTTGGCTTATAAGAAAGTTCGTGCAGACTACTTGGACATTCACAGTGGCACTATGGACAATAGTGTTGGTATGATTGTTGAAATGGAACGCAACGAAGTTGACGATAACAAGGACCAAACTTGTAGTACTGGCTTGCACTTCTGTAGTCAAGACTATCTGCCGCACTTTGGTAGCGATGGTGGTAACCGTGTTGTGATTGTTAGCATCAACCCTCGTGATGTGGTCTCTATCCCAAGTGACTACAACAACGCCAAAGGTCGTGCATGTCGTTATGAAGTTATCGGTGAAATTGGTAACGACAGCGGTGAAGTTGGTACAGCATTTACTACTAGTGTGCAAAGTAACGCTAGTAACAACATTGCTAAGCCAGTATTTAAAGCACCTAAGACTGGTTATACTGAATTCTATCGTGGTTACACTGATGGGTATGAAGGTAAAGACTATGCTCCAGGTGCACATAGCAACAAAGACTATAGTGAAGGCTTTGACAAGGGTGATAGTGATGTTGGTGAGGACCCAAGATATCAGTATGTGAGTACTCCAAATGGTTGGACTCGTCATGCTGACGGCAAAGTAAGTCCCCCATCAGGAACTGTTCTTACTGCACAGAACGGTGCGTGGCCCTTCCCAACTACGTAATACGTATATATTCAAATAAAAAGGGCACTTTGGTGCTCTTTTTTATTGACAAAAAATCTATAGTTTGATATAATACAGATAAATAAAACAAAGCAAAGAGATAGACTCGGCGCTGACATTATTGAAAGGATTTTTCAATGTCAAAAAAGTATGATACACTTGTCCTAATTGGACGCTTTCAACCTCTT